GTCTTTATTACTCAGATGAGAACTAGAACAAGATCATTGACTCAAAACTGGCACTCATGGCCTGGTACAGTTGCTTTAGAGCAATTCGCACCTTGCGATGGGTCAGCCACATCAGCTAACAATGTCCCGTTTCCGGGACATAATATACCACTCGATCTTATGACCGAGCGTATAACTGATAGTTTAGGCAAAGGCTCTTCACATAAGGTCGTCCATCGAAAGAATTTCCAGTTAATTTCTGGATTTTCTGACGTAAACGATTATTTGTGGGCAGCCATTAAGGGTGGTAAGCATGGTCTCACGCGAGATGTCGGAGCCGGACCTTCGTGGTACGACTTCGCCAAGTTCGGTGTAGATTACTTCGCCACATTCGATACATCTTCTGATATATCGATGCCTAGACACTGGTCAATGAATACATCGTCCTTCAACGAGGCCCAGCTAAAGGCTGGAGTCTTGGAGAAAGCGCGGCAGCTTAAAGCTGACGTTCTTCTCGACATAGTTGAAGGTAACCAAATATGGCCATCGATTAAGTCACTTGTTCTTACGTTACCTGCCCTAGCGAAGATCGTATCTAAAAATACGACCCTTCACTCAGTAAATGAGGCTAGCAAATTGCTGCCTCGTATTGCTGTTAAGCAGGTTCCATTATGGAACAAGGTTAGACCGTTGATGAAAACAGCTTCAGGTAGTTTCTTAGCCTGGAAGTTTGGGGTTGCCCCCTTACTTTCTGACTTCGAAGCTATCCATAGCTATATGCCTAAGTTGGTTAACGACGTAAAACGACATGCCGCCAACGACGCCAAGCGCTTTAGCAGTCATGCTATCGCGTCTTGTAGTTTTGACGATTCAGAAACTGCACCTACAGTCATTAATGGCTATACGGTGGCAGTCTGGATGACTCAGGGCCGCATAGTGCAGCAACCTGAGGTTCGGTATGTCCTTGTGGTCAAACCTAATGTGACTCCGTTTATGACCTCCTTCTTTACGAAGGCGGACTTATTCATGAGTCGGTTTGCAACATCACCAGCCAGGCTAGCATGGGAGAAAATTCCATTTTCTTTCGTGGTAGATTGGTTTGTTGATTTGAAAGGATCTCTTGATGCTCTTGATAAAGTGGTTAAGGCAGAGCCTTACCAAGTCATTAGCTTTACAAGGTCCTTTACCTATAAACTGGCGACGGATATTTTCTACACGCGGCGTTCGCCGTGTGATGGATCTATATTCTTCGACAGGTCTCTAGGCTCGGGTGAGTTCTCACACTACGAGAGAATCCCAGTGACAGCGCAGCAGTCTTTGCTGCGTTGGTCACCGCACTTCGGAAAGAATCAAGCTGCCATCTCGGCTGCCTTGATCGCTCAGCAATTGGCCCGCATAGGGCCTTTACGCCGCGCGTAGTGCGTGTTGGAATGTTAGTCTATCACTAGGAGGCATATGCCAACTAATAATAAACAAGTCGGTTTAACGGTCGGTCAACTGTGTGCGGACTTCATGTCAGCATTCGGTATAACCGGCCTCTCTGTAACTAGCCTAGCTCAAATGAACAAAGTTTTCCAACTTATTCAAATGGGCTATTTAGATGATGTTAAGGACGTGCTACGTCAAGTAGCTTCGAACAAAACATCTCATGGTAAGCCTAAGAGGGCCGACTCCATACAACTTAAGAAGGACTTCAAACGCCTTCTTAAGTATCATTCCAGCAATAGGGCTCATCCTGCTAGTGCTATATTAGCTCCAGTAGGAACTGAGAGATTGTATCTCTCCGGTGAGTCCACCTGTGCGGCTATTAATCTGCCCAATAGTTTTAGCGATTTGCCTTTCGAGGTAAGTCGCTATGTGCTAAAGGGTCGAGAAGTAGTCGCATCTTATGATCTCGTCTTGAGAAAGACGGTTTCATAATAGTCAACAATAAAATACCACTAAGCATGAATGCCGACTTGACATTCAATTCAATCGTGTTCAAGAAAACCTTCGATTTGAAGGAACTCTCTGAACG